TTGTCGATGGGAGCGGTCTTCATGCGTTCGCGAACGCGGATATTGCCCTCCACGAGCAACCCCGCCATGACGTTGGCTTCAGGTATATTGTCCAAGAACTTTTTATAACGTCCCTGCGACACCAGTTTTTGATACTCCCCGAACTCCGCGCTTTTATCATCGCTCATCCAAGGGAAGTAGTTCATTGCCTCGTCGTCGAACTGCTGGCGACTGATCAGGAATCCGCGCCGCTCTTCCAGCGCTCCCCCCTTTCGCGTCATCTTTCGGGCGTTCGCCCGAATTCCCAGCAACTCCTCTTTCGTGTACCGCTTTCCATCCGCTTCCGCGAGATATTCCTCGCCCTCGTCGGAGTATTGGGTTTCCAACTGCAATGCGTCCTCCACCCAATCCTCTATCGCCTGTAGATCATGCCCCTTCTTCGTTAGAGTCTCCTCCGTCCATATCTCGGACATCGGGTCTTCGGCGGAAGTCGCGGGCGCGGGAGTGGAGACTTCGCGCGATGCGCCGTTGCTTTCCAACTCGCGTACCCTGCTCTCAGCCTCCCTCTTCTGGGCGGTCAGTCTCCCGAACCGCTTCAAAGACTCGGTGCGCAAAGCGCGGCCCAGACTCATCGCCTGATCCTCGCTCAACGAATCCAAGTTTATCCCGTATTGATCCAGCAATACCTGCTTGTCGTTCTCGCTCTCGTCAGTCCTGTCCAGTTGCCCGGTCTGCTCTGGCTCTCGTTCCGTTCCTAGCTCGGTTTCCTCCACGGGGGCAGCTTGTTCAGCCCCAGCTTCGGGTTCCTCGCCCTGCGTTTTCTCCTTGTCGAGCAGTTGAGTCGTCAACTCGCTCAAGGATATATTATCGCTCCCCTCCTCGGGGGTTTTCGTCACCGCGTTTTCCTCGACTTCCCCAGAGGGTTCGAGCAAGGCAGCGGAGTTCGCCTCCTGCGTTACTTCTTCCATAATTTCAGGTGTTTCCATTGGAATTACCAGTTATTCATCAGTTACGCTAATAAAATTCATTAGTCAAGTTCACTCTTCGACCATAGCTCCAAGTCGTCCAAAAGCTCGTCCACAGCCTCCAGTTTACCCGCTTCCATGAAGTGTCGATTGGTCGAGTTCACCGTTTTCTCAGTCTGCATGTTTCGTATGGCGATCTCCCTTCTTTCGCGTAAATGCTCCGCGAACATTTGAAAATGGGCGTTCTTCCGCAGGGCGTGCGCCATGACCTTGAGTTCGTCATACTCTATTACGGTGTATATCTTCCGCTTGCCGAAAATGCTCACTTCTTCTTGGTCGCTTTCTTCTTGGCTGCTGGCATCGCGCTTTTCGTCGTGGGATGTTGATCCAGTGTTCTGCCGTATACTGCTGGCATCGCGCTTTTCGTCGTAGGCTTCTGCGATAGTATTCTACCGTGCACCGCGCTTTTTAGTATTCTGCCGTGCTTGTCTACCTCTTTCTTTCTACTCTTCACGGCTTTACCCAAACCCAGATTCCAGTAAACGTCTCTTCCCATCGTGGGTGTGAGCTTAAATCCTCTTTTCTTGTTTTTAGCTGCTTTTTTCGGCATAGCGTAATTCTCCTATTATTTCTTCTTGGTCGCTTTCTTCTTGGCCTTCTTCTTCTTGGGAGCCTTGCCCCCCACGTAAGCCTCGTTGACGTCGGGCGTGTCGGGATCATCCCCCTTCATCCTGCCCTTGGCGTCACGCGCCCTCTTGGGTGGTTCGGATCTGGCTTCCTCCGCCAGCTTGCGGATTCTCTCCTCCGCGAAATTCTTCTGGTGGAACCCGCTGCTCCCCGGCGCGGGCTTTCCCGTCGCCAAGTCGATCACCGCGTAGGCTCCCTCTATGATGTCTATCTTGTATGCCATGTTAGTATCCCTTTCTCCCAGTCTTGGTCTTGGTCTTCCTGACTACTTTTCCCTTCATCGCGGCGCGGTGTTCGCGCAACGCCTTCCTTCTCGGTTTTCCCTTCTTGCCAACGTAATGCCTAGGCATGGCTATCCTCCCTGTTGCGCTGGTTGGGGCATCGGGGGCTGCGCCCCGCCAGTCGCCCCGAATTGCGTGGGCTGCGCTCCCTGCCTTCCAATCTGCGCGTTTTGCTTCTGTTGAATTTGAAAGTTTCTTTGCTGAAAATAGTTCTCCACCCGACCACGCAACGCCTCGTCCTCCTGTATCCTCTGCTGGATGTCGGGTTGCTGCATCCATTGCTGGAATAATTGCAGCTTCGTCTCGTGGGCGTCGTTGGGTCGCACGTTCGGCGGCACTCCAGCCACCAGTTCCGCTATGGTCGAGCGCTCCTCCTCCACCGCCTTGTTGATCGCCGTCTCTCGCGGCTGTATGATCTTGTCCGCCGCCCCCGGCAACGCCTGCTCGATCACCATGCTCAATAACTTCTCCGTGTCCACCACGCCGTTCTTGTCCAAGGCTCCCACCATCTCGCTGATCGCCTTCACCCGATCCACGATCTGCCCGCTGTCCAGCAAGCCGACGTCGAATTGAAGGTAGAAATCGTAGCGTTCCCCCGGCTTTCCCTTGTCGAAGCGCTGGACGTCGTTCACCCCGATTACCCTGAAATACTCCGCGTCGGAACCATACTGCTGGTACAGGCTCCATACCTGATCCATCACCTGCCTGACGTGCGAGAATACCTTGTCCACCAAGGCTTGCTGCTTGTTCGCCACGTCCTGCGGGTCAATCCCGCCGTACTGGCGCCCGAAATACTCGAAGGTCATGCGGCGTATGTTCTCCCGCATCTCCACGCTGCTGCCGTCGTAACGGGGAACGTCCGCGTATCGGTATTCCCCCGGCGTGCGATACGGCACCTTTACCCCCGGACCCCATCTGGTGGGCGCTCTGCCCACGGGGTGCTCCAGCGGAGGCAAGGTGCTCAAACTCAATCTGTCCACCGCCGCATCCATCTCCGCCTTCAACTGCTGCTCCCAGCTCTTGCCGATCTCTGGATAACTGCGCGTCTCGTAAAGTCTCTTGCTCCATTCCTCCAGCTTCGTCACCACGAACGGGTAGTTGCCGTGCCTATAGGGAAGCAGCTCGTGCTTCGCCCAAGGCTTCTTCATCTCGTGACCACTAGTCGCGTCGGGATGGAACACGGTGCAGTATATGCCCGGTACGCCGTCCTCGTCCATCAGGCGCTGAAAGGCGTATATCGTCCTGATCGTCTCGTCGTCCGACAAATCCCTGTCCACGTTGCTGGTGCGATGGCGCTCCCTGCTGTAGTTCACGTCGGAACCAGTGCTCATGCCGCGCGTCGTCTCTATCACGTGTTCCACCCAGTCCTCGTTCCAGTCGTCCGTCGTCACCTTCGACCTCAATTGCTCCGCCGTGTAATGCACAGCCAAGAAAACATAGGGCGCCTCTTGCGGCTCCATCGTCCAAGAAGGCCAGTAAATATCCTCGTCGCATGCCAGCGCCCGTATCGCGGGGCGGTTGTGGATCGTCGTGGTCACCGGGATCGTAGCCGTTCCCTCCGCCCGCAAGTCACGCAGCATCCCCTTCGCCTTCTTCTCGCTCACCTCGTACTGGGCCGCGAACAATTCAGATAAAGTCGCGTCGTTCGCCTCGTCCAGCATCATCTCCGCCAACTCGGGAACCTGCTGCGCTATCTCCTGCAAGTCAATTGTCTCCAAAACCTTCTGGTCGCGCTGCTCCCAGTACACGTAGTGCACCATGATCCCCTTCTCCATCAGGTGGTTGAAACCGCGCTCGTACTCACGCGCCACGTTCTCCATCTTCACCTGCATCATCCATTTCATGAAATTCTGCACCACCGACGCTCTCGCCACGTCCTCGCTCTCCACGGGAGTAGCCACCAAGTTCGCCCTCTTCAGCACGCTCATCAACATCCCCACGTGACTGCGGATAACGTCGTCTATCAAGTGGCAGGACAGATCGCTCGCCCCATCCCAAGGAAACGGCTCCCCGTCGCCAGCCCGCGAATGCTTCCTGTTGTCGCGTGACTTTCCCGGCCATATCTGGAAGCGCTGATCGAAATCATCCTGACGCTGCTCCATGAACTCGCCCAAGTCGCTCCGCGTCTCCTGATACGCCTGAGCCAACGCCTCGACGTCGGGATTTCCCTTCGGGTCGAACTCCAAAGCCTCCTCGACGTTCTCCGCAGTCACGTGGGGATGTTGATGAGCGTGCTGAAGAGGGCGAACTTGGTGGCTACTCCCGTGGAGAGCGAGGACGTGG